CCGCTTGACGAACCGGACAAAAACGACCATCATTTTCCCAACGTGGAGAAGCCCGCCCAGACGAAAGTCTCGGCGGGTTTTTTTGTGCCCGCACGATCTCCCCCCGGCCGTTCCCAACGGCCATTCAGGCCCGCTTCGGCGGGCCTTTCTATTTGCACCACGTTGGTAGCGGGCGATGGGTTTGCCCACCCACGGGCTTCGAATTCACCGCCGGCGCACTGGCGCGGGCGCTTTGATACTGGGGGCTGTGTGTCCGATCCGAGAGACGTGAGCCTGGCGGCAGAGATGGTCAAGGCATCGCCGCCGGTCCTGATAACAACAGCGTCGAAGATCATGGGGCTCACCCTGTCCGACTGGATCGCGCTGCTGACGATCCTGTACTTGATGCTGCAAATCGGTCTGCTGGTTCCCAAGTACTGGACCGGCGTGCCTAAGCTCTGGAGTCGCCTAGCAGGCGGAATGCGTCGGCTGTTTCGGTGGCGCTCATGAACCGGGCGGGGAAAGTCGCCGGCGGTACCGCCATCGCCATGGCTGCGGCCATCGGCGCCGTGAGTGTGTTCGAAGGCCGCAGCAATGAGGCCTACCTCGACCCCGTTGGCGTCGCGACCATCTGCGACGGTATCACTCACAACGTCGAACTTGGCGATACCGCGACGGACGCCGAGTGCGATGCGCTGTTGCGCGCCGAGATCAAGAAGGCGCTCACGGTGCTGGACAACGCGGTGGAGGCGGACATGCCACCGTCACGGCGTGCAGCTCTGGCGTCGTTCATCTACAACGTCGGGCCCACCGCGTTCCGCCGCTCGACACTGCGCCACAAGTTGCAGGCCGGAGACGTGCAGGGCGCCTGCGATGAACTGCTGCGCTGGGTGTACGCCGGCGGGCGTGACTGTCGCATTCGTACCAACAACTGCTACGGCATCGTCACTCGCCGGCAGCGCGAACGGGAGATGTGCCTCGATGATGGGCGTGGGTTGGAAAGTCTGGCTGGTGATCGCACTGATGATGGTCGCCCTGATCGGGGCTAACTACTACCAGTATCGTCGAATCCAGACGCTCAACGCAGACCTCGGCGGCTTGAAGCAGCAGAACGCCCAACTCGCCGAGAGCCTGAAAACCGAGCGTGACCAGGTGCGCACGCTTACCGAGCAACGAGACCACGAGGCGGCCATCCGTGAGAAACGTGATCGCGAGATACGCCAGATCGGCGAGCAAATGGAAGCCGAGCGGCGCGCATGGCGTCGCAGGCTCGATGCCGAAGCGGGTGACTGGATGGCTACTGATATCCCTGATCCTGTTGATCAGCGGCTGTGCGAGCTGGTGCCCTGCGCCTCCGGTGCAGACGAAGGTGGTTCACCAGACGATCCCCGATGACCTGCTGCCGCACTTCGTCATGCCGGTCTGGTACCCAGGCGGCGGCAACGAGGCGTTCGTGGATTACATCGAGCGCACAGAGGAAAGGGCCCGCAAGCACAACGCAACGATCGACGCGGCGCGGGAAGCGAACCAACAACGACCCGATGCCGCCGGCGTCTCGAAACCCTGACATATGCACCCTTTTGGGGCACCCCCATGGCCGCGGGTCCTTCCGGGGCCAGACCGCTCAAGGGCGCGTAGAGCGCGATCTGTTTGCAGATTTGGCGCGGCATAGGGGGTTATAGCTATACGGTGGTTTCTGGATGACTTCACTTGATGATCGTGCGACGGCCAGCGCGTTTGCGCGCTTGGTCGGGATCAGCCAGCCGGCGGTGAGCAAGCACCTCGCCGACGGCCACCTGCCGCGCGACGGATCCATGGGTGAATGGCTGCGCGCCTACTGCGACCACCTGCGCAGCTACGCCGCCGGGCGCGGTGGGGACAACCAGGGCGCCCTCACCACCGCCCGGGTCGAGGAAGCTCAGGCCAAGACCGCAATGATGCGCCTCAACTACGCCGAGCGCCTCGGCAAACTGGTGCCCGCCGACGACGCCGCCCGCATCGTCGTCGACTGGGCCGGCCACACAAACCGGGAAATCCGCGCGGCGGTGGAGAAGCTGCGCCAGGCCCTGGAAAGCGAGCACGGAATCACGATCGCCCCCGAGACCCTGACCGATGTCATTGAACCTGCAATCGAGCGAATTGGTGGCTTTGCGGAGCACGCTGCGGGGGATCTTGAATCAGGCGGCGGCGAAGTTCCGGCCGCGCAAATCGGTGGCGACGGCGCAGTGGCTGACTGAGCACTACCACCTGCCGGAAGCCATCGGCGACCTGGCCGGCACCTACGATTTCCACTACGCGCCGTATTTCCTCGGCGTTGCCGCGGCGCTGGACGATCCGGCGGTGGGCGAGGTCGACCTGATGAAGGCCGCCCAGATCGGGTGGACTTACTTCCTGATCGGCTATCTGGCCAAACGGGTGGAGGCCCACCCGGCGCCGATCATGGTGCTGTTCGCTAAAGAGAAAGACGGCAAAGCGTTCCACGATGAAAAGCTGTGCCCCGCGTTCGAAGCCTCGCCCATCCTGCGCGGCCTGATCGACGTGAGCACCAGCCGGAAGGCCGGCAACCGGTGGGATCTGAAAAGCTACCCGGGCGGCTTTCTCAAGCTGGTCGGGTCGAACAGCCCGGGCAACGTGAAGTCCACCAGCTCGGTGGGCGTCGGCGTCATTGAAGAACCGGACGACACCAGCGACGACGTGAAGCAGCAGGGCACCGCCATCGGCCTGCTGGAAGAGCGGCTCAAGCGCTACCTGGGCAGCAAGCTCATCGTCGGCGGCACTCCGACCATCCGCGACCTGAGCAAAACCGAACACCGCATCAAGCAATCCGATTGCCGGGTGCTCCCGGTGGTCTGCCACGAATGCGGCGACGCCCACGTGCTCGCCTGGGAAAACGTCAGCTGGCTGGACGCCGACGACGACTCCCCGGAGCACGAAGTGTTCGGGCGGGCCCTGCCGGACACCGCGGTGTACGGCTGCCCGCACTGCGGCGCCGCCTGGGACGACGACCAGCGCCAACGCAACGTCCGCGACACGGTGTTCAACGCCGTCGCTGCCGGCGACCCGCTCTGCGGCTGGACGCCCACGCAGCCGTTCCACGGCAGCGCCGGGTTCATGGAGCTCAGCGAACTGTACGCCTGCGTGCCAGGGACCACCCTGGCCGACGTCGTGCGCGATCACCTGACCGCCGAGTACCAGGCCACCAAGGGCGACCTGAGCGGCAAGATCACATTCACGAACCAAAAGCTGGGCCGCACCTACGCCTACGAAACCGCGACGCCGGACGCGGAAGTGCTGCGCGAGCGCGCCGAGGACTACCGCGAATTCTGGGTGCCCCTGGGCGGCCTGATCATCACGGTCGGCGTCGACGTCCAGCGCGACCGCCTGGCGGTGGTGATGCGCGCTTGGGGCCGTGGCATGGAGAGCTGGCTGCTCTACTGGGGCGAGCTGTACGCCAAGGTCAGCACGACGGATTCCAGCGATCCGGTCTGGAAAGAACTGGACGACCTCCTGGCCACGCCGATCCAGAGCGAGGCCGGGCACCGGCTTCTGCCCCGCGCTGTCAGCATCGACAGCGGCGGCCACTCCACAGAGCAGGTCTACGAGTTCGTCCGCACCCGGCAGAGCAGAGGCGTCCGCGCCATCAAGGGCAGCTCCAACGACTACGGCCGCCGCGAGATTTTCAGCGCGCCGAAAAAAACAGACTACAAGGGCAAGCGGCAAACCAAGGCCAGCAAGTTCGGCCTTCTGGTTTACCAGGTGGGCACCCACAAGGCCAAGGACCTGCTGTTCGGCGAAGGCGGCCGGCTCAGCCTGCGCGGCTCCGGGCCCGGCCGCATGCACTGGTACCAGGACGTCCGCGACGACTACTACGAGCAGCTCACCGGCGTGATCAAAGCGCCGAGCGCGCGCTTCAGCGGCAAGCTGATCTGGCACGACAAACCCGGCCAGCCGGTGGAAGCCGCCGACTGCGAGATCTACGCGCTGCACGCCGCCTACAGCCTGCGGCTGCACACATGGAAAGACGACCGCTGGGACGAATACGAATCCCAGCTGAAGCAGGGCGATATGTTCGGCGGCAAAGAGCCCGCCGCGGCGGCGCCACCCCGGCGCCGCCAATCCTCTTACTGGAACTGACCCATGGCGTACACGCAACA